TTTCGACCTTGTTTCCGAAGCATCTACACCCGGCGCATACCTAATGAAAGAGTCCCAAGAACGAGACATTTTCGGTAAAGCAGATCGAATCAATCGTGCGCTCAATGACATTCTTGTCGGAAGGAAGTAATGAAACGAGACCAACTAAAAAATCTTATCAAGCCGATCATCAAAGAGTGCATCCACGAAGTTATTATTGAAAGTGGCGTGCTTTCTAATATTGTAGCCGAAGTAGCTAAAGGAATGGGTAATGTGTTAGTAGAAAGCCCACAGCTTCTATCAACTTCAGCACCGACACGAAACATAAATCAAGAAGCCACAGATCAACAAAAACGCCGACTTAACAACCAGCGCAAACAACTCACCACCGCAATTGGAAACAAAGCTTACACAAATATTTTTGAAGGGGTTGAGCCAATGTCTGCTCCCATGGACAGTCCCACTACACAATCTGCTCCATTAGCCGGTGTCGCTCCAAATGATCCCGGCGTTGATATTTCTGGTATTGTGGCTCTTGGCGGCAGAAACTGGAAAGCCTTGTCTCAGGGAAAAAAGGGATAAAATGTCACACGTCACAGTCTATGCTCGTTATAAGGAACCCGCCGAGAGATTAATTAAAAGATTTTCTAGAAAAGTAAAAAAAGAAGGTATCCTTGAAGAAATCCGTGACCGTAGGTTTTATAAAAAACCCTCCACTGTTCGCCGCCACAAAAAGCTGCGTAGAAAAAAAGTAGCCCAAAAATTAGCTGTTCAGCAAAGAAATAAGTAGAAATAGTTTTTTACTCTTGTAGTTACTATTTATAAGGACTAATTCTGTAAAGGAGAAGCGAAAATGTCGTCATTGTTCGAAAAGGCTATTGCTGACGCAAAACAATTGAAAGAAACTGCTCTTAAAAACGCGGAGCATCTGATTATTGAAAAATATTCGTCTGAATTAAAAGAAACTATTGAAAACCTTTTGGAGCAGCCAGAGGAAGAAGAAGAAGAGTTTGATGTAACAATGGGGGACGAAGAAGCTCCTGCTGGCGATGAAGACCTCGCCGCAATGGGTGGCGAAGAGGAAGAAATGGGACTTGATATGGGTCCAGAGGTTGGTCCCGGTGAAGAATCCTTAATGGCTCAAGTTCCAGACGCTGCCGTCGCTGTTCTTTCTGGTGAGCTTGATGATAACGAAGAAATAGAAATAGATTTTGACGAACTCCGTGCTGCAATGGCTGCCGAGATGGATCCCTCCACCCCAGAAGATATTATTGATCGAGAAGAAGAAATTATTGAACCTATGGCTGACTCCGACGAGGAAACAGAAGATATAGAAGCTATGATGGAAGAACTTACAGAAGACCAGCTAACCGCCTTGCTTGAGGAGGTCGATGTTGATATTGCGTCCATCTATCCCTCAAATGGTTGGGCAGGTTCTACTCAAGGCGACAAAGCTCAAAACGTAGAACTCGTTGCTCTTGGTCAAGCCCTTGAGGAAGAGCTAGAAACAGAACGTAAAAAGGGTGAAAAGCTCACGGATAAAAATGTTGAATTAACCGAGAGCTTAAAGAACGCAAAAAAGAATTTAATCAAAGCCAAACATGTTCTCAAAGAAATGCAGAATAAGATTGGCGACGTTAATCTCCGCAACGCCAAGTTGTATTACACAACCAAGGTGCTGGAGACAAAAGAACTTAATACCCGACAAAAGAATAAAATTGTCGAGTCCTTGGCGAAAGCCAAAACAACCGAGGAAACAAAGCTCGTTTATGAGACTTTAAAAGATACAGTGGGTAGCACCAAAGAAACTGCACCAGAATCACTGCTTGAGACAGTAAACAAAAACCGTTCCCTCATCCTCTCTTCTGGAAAACGAGAAGAGAAAACAGAAGTTTCTCCGATGTATGATCATTGGAAGAAGCTTGCAGGAATTAATAAACCATAGGAGGTAAACAATTATGTCTGCATTAAAGAAATTAACAGAAGGCATCATTGCTCGTGATCTCGGACAAGAAGGTGCTGCTCTCATGAATAAGTGGGAAAAGACCGGACTTTTAGAGGGTATCGATTGCGATGTCAAGAAAAATACGATGGCAAGGCTCTTAGAGAACCAAGCCAAGGAACTTCTTCGTGAAGCTTCCACAATGGCGGCAGGAGATGTTGGAGGCTTTTCAGCCGTTGCATTTCCGATCGTCCGCAGAGTCTTTGGCGAGTTGATCGCCAATGATCTCGTTTCAGTTCAGCCGATGGCTTTGCCCAGCGGTCTGATCTTCTTCATGGACTTTACTACCAATAGTAGCAAGCTTGGCTACACTGCTGGCAAGTCGATCTACGGCGGCAACGTCGTCGGCGCGCAGATAACGGGTGGTCTGTCGATCACTGGTTCAAACCAGCATTCTGAGCGTGGTCCGTATGCCTTGAATAACGGCTATGCATCGCCAACCGGCACGGTAACTGCGACAACGACGATTCTCGCTTCCGGTACTTACGGTGGCAGCAAGGGTGATTCTCTTGGCGACGGTGGCGGCGGAACCTACAAGGGTGTGGCAATCACAGCCGCTGTGTTTGATCGGTTGCTTCAGTACGATCCTGATATTGCATCGGGTACGGCGGTGGCAATTGCTTCAATTCCCTTGGCGAGTTTGTCGTCTGGGAATCCGTTTTTCAACACGGACGACTTGATTGCTCTTTCCATGACCGGTACATTCGGCTCTGGTTATCTGCAACGACGTTTGACGCATATTGATCCCGAGGCTCCGACCACTGTTATTGTGGTGGTGGCGCAGACGGGTAGTCAGACATCCAAGTTGTCGGACGGCGCTATAAACCCAGCCACAAGGATGCGCTTGGAGTTGAACACTGTCCCCGACTTCAGTGTTCCGATTAAGGACAACTTCGTTGCTGACACAGATGCTATTGGTAGTATTGTGGGCGCGGTGACGTGGGGCTTGGAAAATCTCGCTGCGATTCCTGAGATTGACATCAAGGTTGACTCGGTAGCCATCACGGCAGTTACCAAGAAGCTTAAGGCTAAGTGGTCACCAGAGTTGGGACAGGATCTTAATGCCTATCACAATATGGATGCCGAAGTTGAGCTTACTAGCATTCTCTCTGAGCAGATTGCTTTAGAGATTGATCAGGAGATTCTTGAAGATCTCCTTCAGGGTGCGAACAAGGCGAACAATGTGCGCTACTGGAGCCGGTCTCCCGGTTTGTTCTTGGATAGTACCGGTGTTGAAATTGGTGCTTCTGCGGCTGCTCCTGATTTTACTGGCACGGTCAGCGAATGGTATGAGACGCTTATTGAGAAGATTAATGACGTTTCAGCCGGGATCCATCGCAAGACGGTTCGCGGTGGTGCAAACTTTATTGTCGTCGGTCCCGAGGTCGCCGGCATTTTGGAGTTCACTGCTGGTTTCCGTGCCAACGTTGCTGTTGACAGCAACAAGGGTACTGCTGGTGCCGAGAATGTTGGCTCACTCAGTAAGAAGTTTGACATTTATGTCGATCCTTATTTCCCAAGGAACATTGTTCTGGTTGGTCGTAAGGGTAGTAGCTTCTTAGAGAGCGGCTATGTTTATGCTCCTTACGTTCCGCTACAGGTCACGCCTACCATCTTTGGTACGGAAGACTTCGTGCCGCGTAAGGGTGTCATGACTCGTTATGGCAAGAAGATGGTCCGACCGGACATGTATGGCTTGGTTGTCGTACAGGGTCTGTTAGGTCAGTCTGGTTCAAGCTAGTATTAGCTAAAGAGGAATTAATTTTCCAACCCCCGTTCTTCGGAGCGGGGGTTTTCTTTTATGTGTTTAAACAACTATTTATTAGGTAATCGAAATTTTGAGGACAATAAAAAGATAGAAAACGAGCGCCCTTACGAAGCGCTTAAAAAAATTCACAGGAGAATGATTATGGTTGCACCATTTATTAAAAGACGAAGATTGAAGCAGGCAACGGCAAAAGCCAAAGCCAAAGCGACAGAGTCAGCGCCAGTAGAAGTTGCTGTCGCGGAGAAAAAGAAAGCCCCCCCTCCAAAGACCCCCAGCACTAGAAAGCGTTGGGGACGTAAATCGGAGACATCGGATTCGTCAACCAAAAAAGATTCCGAGTAAAGAACAAATTTAATTTGTTTCTATAACCCTCCCCAGCAAGGTCATCGGGTGTCCTTTTCTTTTAGGGAAAACTATTTAGATGTGAGGGTCCACGAATGCCAGTACCACAACTTAGTCCAGTATCCACCGTAAGCACCGCTGTGTTGACAGCGACCGGTTCAGCCGGCGATGTCGCCTCCGCCCTGCCCTTTGATGTCTATAAAACTTCGAATCCTTTTTTAAGTGGTGCAGCCGATCAGGTGGCGTTTGTCTATAAAAAGTTGGGCGGTGATGTCTTAGACATTGAAATCAAAGCCGTTAACGTTTATGCTGCCTATCAGGAGGCAGTTCTAGAATATTCTTACCTTGTGAACTCTCACCAAGCTAAAAATGTTTTATCGGATATGTTGGGGGCATCTACATCTTCTTTCGATGAAGACGGTGAAATCTCGGCTGGGGCAAATGATGCCTCAAGAGATTTTCCCAACTTTGGTTTTGGCTATGCAAGGCGTGTCGCCGAGGGCATTTCAACTGAAGCGGCGGTAGGCGGGTTTCTTACTCAATATTCAGCCAGCTTTACTCTAGTAAAAAATACACAACAATACGATCTTCAGGAGATTGTACAAAATAGCAGTTCATTACCAACTTCTCTTTACTATAACAAGGTTAATAATAATAAGATTCTGATTCGCGATGTGTTTTATAAAAGCAAAAAAGCTATGTGGAGATTTTTTGGTTATTATGGTGGTTTAAATGTGGTAGGCAATCTTTCTACTTATGGGCAATTTGCTGATGATGCTACATTTGAGGTCGTTCCAACGTGGCAAAACCGCTTACAGGCAATGGCGTATGAAGACGCTGTTAATGTGAGGTTTTCTCATTATGCATATGATATACAAAACAATTTTTTAAGAATTTATCCACCTCCCGGTCCTAACATTAACACCGAAGAGGATATAATGTGGTTCACTTTTACGGTGGAAGAAGACGCTAACACGGTGGATACAACTCGCCTTCGCGGGGTGAAAGGGATCAACAATATGAATACGTTGCCCTTTGCTAACATTCCGTATGATAACATTAACTCAGTGGGAAAACAATGGATTCGACGGTATGCTCTGGCGTTATGCAAAGAAATACTGGGACAAGTGCGCTCCAAGTTTGCGACCATTCCTATTCCCAATGACAGTGTAACGCTTAACGGACCAGATTTGATAAGTCAAGCCCGTGAAGAACAACAAAATTTAAAAACGGAGTTGAAAGAGCTTTTAGACTCTTTAACTTATGGCGCACTTGCCACGGGCGATGCCGACATTGTAGAAGCCACCAGTAAAGTGTTTCAGCAAGTTCCCAACCCGATTTTTGTTGGATAAAATGAATGGCAAAGTTTACTAGACCGGCAACACCACCCCCACCGCTCTTTGTCGGAGATAAAGAAAGAAAGTTAGTGCGTCAAGTAAACACAGAACTCATTGAAAATGTTATTGGGCAGGTAATCGCATATTATGCTATCGATCTTGAAACCTCCAACTTTCATCCTGTTTACGGAGAAAGCAAAGAAAAAAGTTTTTTGCCTCCGGTCAGGGTATATGCGAGAGTCGAGACAGAACCTTCAGAGGTTTTACAAACTAAGGCTGGTGTGGACCGATTACAAAAAATAAACATTTACTTTCATCGTAAAAGGTTGACAGAGGATCAAAATCTCATGGTGCGAATTGGCGATTTTGTTTATTACGACGGAGATTATTACGAGATTGTGGAAACCAGAGGATCAAAAAGACTATTCGGTCAAGAGGGACAGAAGTATGAGATTGCGGCGACCTGTATAAAGGCACGGGAGAACATGTTTAATGGTTAATTTAAAAGAGCAACCTTTTGTAGAGTCCTCCATAGAAACGATGGACACGGCAGTCTTCAATTTTATAAACAATAAGTTAAATTTTTATACTGAACGCAACGGGGAGTCGGAAAAGGTTCCGGTGTTATGGTCTTCGGCAGAGCGCGCATTTCAGCTTAAGAAACAAAAAGAATTAAGAGATGATAATGAAACTCTTAAATACCCCCTGTTAACGGTATATCGCGAGTCGATAGAAAAAGATGTGGAGGGGTTCCCCTTTACCCCCGGCTCCAACTTTTTTGCTATAGCTAGAAGGATAATGCCTTTTAATACTCGCAAATTTGCCAATGCTGCCGCAAAAAAGAGATTTGACGTGAGTAATAAGAAATTTGATAATAAAAAGGTCGTTTATGAAACCCTATATTCAGAAAATGTTACGTCGGTTTTGGCTAAATACAACATTCTTGTTCGGACCAGTTACTTAACTGACATGAACCAAATTTTAAATGGGTTTTTAACAATTAATAATTATAGAGAAATAAAGGTAGAAAATGAAGGTCACTCTTATTATATGACGTTTCCCAAAGAATTTTCGTTTGATAAAATTTCTGAAAATTTGGAATCGGACGAGCGCTATTTTGAGACTTCCTTTATTATTGAAACCCGAGGCGCACTTTTTCCGAAACCTCAAAATTTAGACCACGCGGTTTTGCGTACTGCACAAAATGCAGTTGACATCCAGTTTAATAAAGAGCGCACAATTGTAGGAGATATTCCCACTGTGAGAGATGGAGCAAAATCATTTGTTGAAGAGTAGATTCTTTTCAAAAGTCTTGTTACTATTTATAAATGATATTCTAGGAGTGAGATTGATATGTCAGTAAAAAAATTCAAGTTTGTTTCTCCCGGTGTTTTTATCAATGAAATTGATAATTCCCAACTCCCCCGCACCCCTGCACCGCAAGGTCCAACGGTTGTGGGACGTTCCCTGCGAGGACCAGCGCTACAACCAGTTCAGGTAGAATCGTTTGACGAGTTTATAGATATGTTCGGACCCCCCATCGCGGGTAACGAATCTGTCGATGCCTTTAGGAACGCTGCCCTGGGTGCTACAACCTATGGTGCATATGCGGCACAGGCGTGGTTTGATAATAGTTCCACCCTTAATTTTGTCCGCTTGCTCGGACGACAAGACCCCAATTATACCGCAGCCAGCGGTGAGGCTGGATGGAAACTGGCAGGTTTTAGCAACACTGGTGGTGGAGCTTATGGCTTGTTTGTTTTTAACTCTGCATCGCTTGGAAATCATACTGGCACGCTAGCTGCTATTTTTTACTGTGATAGCGATTCCTATGCCGAGGTTAGTGGCACTATTAATAAGGACGGCGGCGCAGGAAGCACTCAAACCGCTGCGAATTGTCTTATTAATAGTACCAACAATGAAGTTGTTGTGCGTATTGTCGGCGGCAGCACCGTGGAATCAGTTTGTAACTTTGACAGAACTTCCAGAAATTATATCCGATCAGTGTTTAATACCAATCCGACAAAAACAAATTCAGAAGTTTCAACAGTCGTTGGCGATTACTTTTTGGGTGAAACGTTTGACCGAGCTATTCAAGAAGACCTGGGCGGTTCTAGCAATATTAAGTTCGCCATGATGGTACCACTGGACGGCGGGGCAACAGCCGATGGCGCGAACTTTTATAAAAGTTATGTTGACGCCCAAGCAGGCTGGGTTGTTTCCCAAGATCTGTCGGCAAATACCGGAGGCTTTGATCCTAGTAATAGCACGAGGGTTTCAAACCTCTTTAAGTTCGTCGGCTTGCAAACAGGAGAATACGATCAGGGTGCTATAAAGATTTCAATTGATGGCATTCGACCTTCAAAGAACGCCGACGATTTCGGCACCTTCAATGTATCCATTAGGCGTATTGATGACAATGATGCCAAAGTCACCGAGGTCGAAAGATATAATACTGTAAACCTTAACCCCAACTCCCCCAATTATATTGCTGCGAAGGTCGGCAATAGATTTGTAGAGTGGAATAACGACGAAAGAGTTTACAAGACTTATGGTGAATACGAAAACAACTCTCGTTATGTTCGTATGAATATGAATGCATTGGTAGACGATTCTCAAATTGAGCCTACGCTCTTACCATACGGGTTCTATGCTCCTACAAAGTACAAAAATGTCGCTTACACAAGTGGATCGGCTTTGCCTTCCACCGCTTTTTTGGCAGGTTCGGGATCGCTTCCTTCTGGCGCAAAGCCGTCAGGCTTGAAGACCAGTGACGCAACCGCTGGACTCTCAGGTTCTGATTCCAAGGGTTACCAATATAATTCTGTCTTACCGGGAAATAACTATAGGTGGGTAGTCCCAGCATCTTACACTGGCGGGGATGCAATAACTTATGTTGTTCATATTGTCGGCGGCAACGAAAATCTAAGTTCATCGTTCGACACAGAGTACGAGTGCCAAATTCAAGCCACTGCAAGCAGCATCGCAACTAGGGCGCTCAATCTGATGAATGCGTCCGCAGCCGACGCTTTAGGTCTGGCTGGCGCAACAACGGCAACTGCCAGTTTGTGGAGTACCATAACTACTTATTTAATTTCTGCGGCTGGTACAGGAGGCGAAATCGATGTGAAAGCGGTCACAGGTGGTACAAACGGAAACGCCATTATCGGCTCTGGTTCCGCAGTCGGTATATGCACCAGTTGGACAAGCGGCGTGCCCAGCGCTCTTTTCGCTGGCGGCACGGAAGCTCCCGGCGATCTTGTTTCTGGAGACGGCTCAAGCGCGTTGCTTCTTAAAATGCCCAGTATTCCGTTACGCCAAACAACGGCGGTCGGCGCTGTATCAAGTCCTGCGGCTGCTTATTTTGGTTTAACAACCACGCGAAGCAGTGGATCAACCACTTATGATGATTCCATTCCAGATTTCCTTCGCACGAAGCCAACTGGGCTTGATTCATTTGGTACCACTACCTTTACAGAGTGGTCACATATCTTTACTCTGGACGATTGTATTCTCGCGTCGAATGGCGCGGTGACTTACAGCAGCGGCTCACGGGCTGCCGGTACTTCGCTCACCGCCAAGAGCGGCAGCTACTCGATTCTTACCGGCACCGTACAGGTAAAGGGCTATACGATGCCCTTAAACGGTGGCTTCGATGGTCTAGACATTACAGAAAAAGACCCCTTTGCCAATAAGAATATGGACGGTCAAAGCGAACGCTCTAGTGCAGCCTACCACTCAATGACAGTAGCGCTGGATTCGATTAAAGATCCAGAAGTTGTGCAAACAAACGTTCTTACTGTTCCCGGCTTGACCACTACGTCGCTGACGGATAAGGTGTTGGATATTGCAGACGCCCGACAAGATTGTTTGGCTATCATTGATCTCCCCGGTGGCTTTACGCCTTCTTCGGAGAACACAAACACGATACAAAACAGAGTAGGCTCGGTGACTACTACCATTAATGAGTTGAATTCGCGTGCCCTCAATACGAGTTTTGGCTGCGCGTTTTATCCGTGGGTCAGGGTGCGAGACTTGTTTAGTGACACCAACATTTGGTTGCCACCCTCTGTTCCAGCGCTTGGCGCATTCTCGTACACAGACAAGAATGCAGATCCTTGGTTCGCGCCTGCGGGCTTTAATCGAGGTGGCTTATCCAAGGGTGTCGGCGGTGTACAGGTTGTGGGAGTTGTTGATCGTTTGCGTTCAAAGGATCGCGATGATTTATACGAAGTAAACATTAATCCGATTGGCACCTTCCCCAACGAAGGGGTGGTCATTCTCGGTCAAAAGACTTTGCAAACAACCCGATCTGCCTTAGACAGAATTAATGTCCGTCGATTGTTGATTTACACGAAGAGCCAAATTACGGCTGTCGCCAATGACATTTTGTTTGAGCAGAATGTTCAAGATACTTGGAACAAGTTTATCGCCCGCACCGAGCCAATTTTAAGAAGCATTAAGGCTGGGTTTGGTTTGGAGGATTATAGGTTGATTCTGGATCAGACAACCACCACGGCAGAACTGCGTGATAGAAATATCCTGTATGCTAAGATATTCTTAAAGCCTGCAAAATCAATTGAATTTATTGCCCTTGATTTTGTCATTACCAACTCAGCGGCATCGTTTGAATAATAAGGAGATAAAAAAAAATGCCTAACCCCAAATTCTGGTCAGCAGCGGAGTTCGAACCTAAAAAGAGTTATAAATACTCTGTGTCGTTTTCCAACCTTGCTGCACCGTTTTTAATTAAGAGCGCGAAGTTGCCAGCAATGGAGATTTCGACCATTGAAGCCGATTACTTACAGTATAAATATTATTATCCCGGTAAAGCCTCATGGACACCTGTAGAGTTTACTATTTATGATGTGATCGGGGATTTATCGGTGGCGAAAAAATTAAAAACACTTTTTGAGTCGGTAGATATGAAGTTTCCAGCGAATTCCAGCAACAAATCTACTTTTTCCAAGAAGGCATTAACAGACGCTCTTGGGAATGTTATAATTGGACAATTGGACGCCGCTGGAACCCAGATTTCTACTTGGACCCTGATTAATCCCATTATAACGGGTGTGGATTATGGACAACAGGGCTATAGCGACGAAGCTCTTTTGGAAGTGACGGTCACTGTTCAGTATGATTGGGCACTCTATGATTCAGTATGATTGGGCACTCTATGAAACCATGCCGAGCAACTAATAAAAATGAGGAACCATGAGAAATGAAGAAAGACTAGGGACTTCCCTAGAAGAAACCAATCAATCCCGCAAAGCAGCTTCCCCTCCCCTCCAACAAATACAACAAGGTTTATTAAGTTTCCCCAATCCCACTGAGATTGTGGAACTACCATCCGGTGGAGAGTACTATACAGAGGGGCACCCGCTTCACGGCAAAGACACAATTGAAATTAAAATGATGACTGCCAAAGAAGAAGATATTCTTTTAAACGAAAGTTATTTGCGGAAAGGGCTGGTGGTTGATAAGTTATTAGAGAGTGTCCTTATTGATAAGTCAATTAAGCTTGTCGATCTGTTGATAGGGGATAAAAATGCCATATTGTTTGCAACGCGAGTTACAGGTCTGGGATCAGACTACACAGCTAATGTTACTTGTGGTTTTTGTGGGACTGTCGCTCAAGAAGAATATGACCTAACGGAATTTAAAAACAAAGAAATAACTATTCCAGCAGACGTAGAAAAAACGGGCACGCACACATTTTTGGTCACTCTACCCTCAACCAATTTTAAAGTGGAATTTCGGTTGCTCACTGGAAAGACCGAAAAAATTGTCACTGCAACAACGGCTAAACGTAAAAAACACAAACTTCCCCAAAATCGGTTGATTACCACCTTGGAACAAATGGTGGTCGCTATTAATGAGGTCGTAGACAGGACTCAGATTAGTCGGTGTTTACAAATCCTCCCGGCAAAAGATGTTCGTTATTTGCGTAAGCGGTATGAATTGGTGTGTCCTGATATGGATTTGAACTATACTCAAACGTGTTCTTCCTGTGAAAAAGAACAGGAGGTGACATTGCCGATGACGGCAAACTTTTTTTGGTCTAACAACTGAATACGGTAAACACGTTTACGATGTAATTTTTTATCTGGTTTATTATGCTGGGATCAGCTTTACAGAAGCTTATAATTTTCCGATCGCCCTTCGTAAGTTTATGATCGCACGCTTGATGAAAGAAATAGAACAGAAAAACAGCGCTACAAAAAAAGCCACCCAAAAAAGTTCCTTCCGTAAATAACGGAAGGAACTTTCTTTTTGAGACTATTTATGTTTAAGGGAGAAAACAAACTATGAACGAACCTACAGTTATTAATTTAAACGAAAAGCGAATAGACGAATCGTGGATGAGCATGTTTGGTGCACAAATGCAATTTATGCTTGATCAAATGGGCTTTATGAATGTTGGTCGCCCCTCTAAGATGAGTATTCGCGGCTTACCTTCGCAAATACAATCATTCGCAGGGGCGTTGATGGGGGAGAAGGCACACATGCAAGCCGCCTCCCGTTACGGGTTGAACGATCCAAAAACCTATCAAAGTCGAATGAGTCTCGATCGAGCAGTTCGAAATTTTGAAAAAGCAACGGGCATTAAATACCCCATCAAATAAAATAAATGGCTAATAATAACGATACACTTTCACCTGTTCAACAAGCTGGAATTAATAAACTTGTCGAGGATAGAAAAAAAGCCTTACAGGGAGAGTTGGATTTATTAGAAGCTCAGTATGAAATTGAAGGCAAGCGCAAAGATACTGTCGAATATCACCTAGAACAATCTAGATTAAATAGCGCAGAAATAGAAAAACAACTTAAAGAATCCGTTGATCTTCTGACTATTGTCGAGAAAGGTTCCGAAGAATACGAAGACCAACTAGCGGTTATAAAAGAAATAAACAAGTCGCTCAATGAGGAAAGAAATACACAAGATAGTATTACCACATCGCTAGAAAATCAAAAACAACTTGAGCAAGAACGTGAACAAATTATCAACACCTCTATTGGGTTGGCAGAAAACCTAGCTCAACAGTTTGGTTTTGCAGGCAAAAATGCCAATAGCATTAACAGGGCATTTTCAGGAATTGAAAAACAACTTCTTAGTTCTGTCAAATCCGGCAAGAAACTCTCGGAGGCTTTTAAAGGCATGGCGGCAGGCGCTAAAGAAGCGTACACCAGCGTATTCAGCCTCGGCACTATGATGGGTCGAACCACGGGTGGCATCTTTGAAGCCGCCTCGATGACAAACAAAGCCGGCGAGGCACTGGTGGGTATGGGATATTCGATGGAGGAAGCTGCTAAAATAACCAAAGCGGCAGATGCAGAATTCCTCAAAGTGGGCGGCACAATAGTCGGTTTGGGTCAGAGACTGAAGCAGCTTGATGAACAGGGGATGACGAACCTGAAAGAGTCGCTTGGAACCGACATGATTAAAAAGCTCGACTTGGCTGCAAAAGCGGGGATGGATTTTGGGGATGCCACACAATTTTTGAATCAACAGATGACTCAGATGGGCAAGCCTCTTAATGTCGCATTGGATGAACTGGGTGATCTGCAAGCGTTGTCTAAAGACCTTGGTCAAGATTTGGGCAAAACAACCAAAGATTGGGTGAAATTTAGTGATCGCATCAACCAGTTTGGTCCAAAATCTCAAAAAGTATTTAAACGACTGGCAGAACTATCTAAAGCTTCTGGCATTGAAATGGGCAAATTGTTTGAGATTGCGAGAGGTTTTGACACTATTGAAGGTGCCGCCGAAGCCACAGCGCGACTCAACGTGGTGCTGGGAACGCAACTGGATTCAATAGAATTGAACCAGATGAGTGACGACGCCCGCATCGATACCATAAGAGAAGCCATCAAAGCCCAAACCGACTGGACGCAATTGACAGCCGCGCAAGTACGAGTAGTGGAACAATCTATTCCCGGTGGCTTAAAGATTAATGAAATAATGGGGTTGACGAACGATGTCACCGTCACTGGCACTGATTTAGCCAAAGACCGCGCCAACGCCCTCACGGAAGCAGCACAACTCGGTGCCGATGCCGTCAACAACGCCGCAAAAATACAAAATCAAGCTATGGCAAAAATGCGAGCAACGATGGAAGCTATGGGTATTGATGTGGTAATCGACCAGATCACCCAAGCATGGTCGGAGTTAAGCATTGAGACACAACTAGCTATCGAGTTTATACTTTCTGGGATAGGGACTCTTGCGCTGTTTGCGGGAACTATTGGAACTCTGGGGATGACCACGTCTGCTGCCGGAACTGCCATCGGCGGCGGGGCGATTGCTGCCGGCGGAGGTATTGGTACTGGTCTCACGTCTGCTAGCGTTGGGCTTGCGGCTTTTGGCGTAGCAGGCAAAGTCGCTATTCCAGTTCTCCTCACTCTTGCAGCCGTAGCCCTCGCGATCGGCATCGCAGTCGGGCTCGCCGCCGCAGGAATGGCTTTGTTGGTCCATACGATTTCTGGCGCGGCAGCAGATAAGCTGATGGCGTTTGGTGCAATGATGTCCGAAATTCTTCTGTCAATTAATCCCATTGGTATGATTTTTATTGGAATCAAAAAGGTTGTTGAACAAGTGGGCAAAACTTTTGAAGTCGTTGCTAGATCTGCGGGCAGCTTTGCTGACGCGATTGTCCGAATTGCGGACGCAGCAGCAGGCATGACGCTTTCTAGCATGGCAGGCTGGGCACGCTTTGCGACAAATCTTTCGGAGGTGGTAGGCGCTATAAACGACATTGAGATAGACGAAATGGAAGCTTTCCGCAAAACCTTAAATGTGGTTGTGGCGGGAGTCCTTGGTACGGGTGCAAATGCGCCCGGTTCGTCGGTACAGGGAAATGTGACTGTGCAAGTGATAATGGATAACGATGTCTTTGCCCGTGCAGTTTCAAAAATAGTTGACAACAAGCTGAATGGACTGCCCGCCACTTCCCCCTAACAATTTTCTATCTTTAAACTATTTATGGTGTTATGGCAATAACAAAATCAATAAGAATCCACCTACTTCTCCCCCAGACGCATTCCGGGGAGGACATCCCGATGAGTTCCGTTAGTTTCCCAGCATTTATTACCAACTTTTCTGACAATTTTACTTCGAATTGGGCTACCGAACAGCCGTATGGCTTTCAAGATATGTTGGGTATTTTTCAAGGCACCAGTAGAAAAATTACGGTAGGACTGAAGGTGGTCCCCGAAAGCGTAACTGAGTCTGCTAAAAGGATGGCGATGCTTAATAAAATAGTCCAAAGTCTTTATCCGGCTTATACAACCATAGGACAAACCGGTGTAACGGTTCCAGCTTCTTCTCCAATAGTTGGCATAAAGATGGCAAATTTAATTCAAGAAGACGGGGACTACTTATACGGCTGGCTCGATGGGTTTAATATCGCTCCGAATTTTGGAGAAGCTGGCGCTTGGCGCATAAATAATGTTTTGTATCCCTTGCAATGGGATGTTACTTTTGCCTTTAACGTGATACATAAGAAGCGCCCCGGTTTCAAGGGTGGCAAATTTGACCTCGGCAACTCCTTCCCGGCTATTACTGGTCTGAAAGCTGCTCAAGTCGCTGACGCCGAGACGGAGACGAAGACTATAATGCTGCATCCTGCCCACGTCCCCAAAAAGGTAGGCTACAAGTGGAACGACACGGAAGCAAAAAAACCACCAAGCAAGACACCACAACAACAAGTTGGTGCAGTGTTCGGGGGACCACCCAATTGGGAAATTAAAAAATGGGCTTGAGAACAGAAGACAGACTAATCTTTGATAATGATACGACGCAAGCTCGTCTGCGTTCCAATTTTAAAAAAAAGTTTGTGGCGCAATACGAAACACAGATCTTGTCTTACCCAACTCAACGCCAGCTTGATCAAATAGAAAATTTTGTTTATTACACATGGGGCGCTGGGGACACTTATGCGAAGTTGGCTTATGAATTTTATTCCAATCCAGCCTTGTGGTGGCTTATAGCCAATATTAATCAAAAGCCCACAGAATTTCATATTAGCCCCGGTGACTCTCTTTTTATTCCACTTGATTTAGGGGATGCTATGTCGTTGGCGGGCTATTAAAAATGGTTTTTCGTGCTTGGTTCTCATTGTTTGGAGAGGCATTGTCAGCCTTGGCACGAATTACGGTAGGTGCGAGCGCCGAGGAGGATGAAGTCGATGCGGTAGGTTTGCCTGATGAGTCAGGAGATGCCACCGACGCCACCGCCGACCAGATCGCCGCCGCCGGAGCTTTCGTGGTTCCCGCGCAGACGACGCTTGGACCCAAACGCCTTGCATGGAGTGATCAAGCATGGTTGGCTCACAACCTACCACGTCTTTCGGGCTTTGTAGCAGACGGTAATTATGTAAAGTTTAAGGATCTTAATATACGAACGAACGGCACCGCCCACACTTCTTTTTTAAAACTGAGGACACAAGAGCTTTCACTGCTCCAGCCCCATATAGCGTTGTACAGACTCGACCCCCAGACCGGTCACCCCGTTATATATCCCATATCCGTGTTGCCCACCGATGTAACGCACGACGCGGCGGTCTCCGGTGATCGATTGAACTATACAACCATAAAATCAGTTTCTATAGATCGCACAGGAAAGTTTATTGAGTTTCAAAATTTAAAAGTAAAAGTTGAACTCTTCGCTTCTTCATACGAAGCCTTTGCTCAAAAACGTAATGGCGTTTCTTTGCTGGATTTTTTGAAGCGCCCCCGCCTTAAAAAAGGCGTGAACCGCAAGCCTAGAGATGTTGGGACTCCCCGTGATCATATGATGCGTATGACAGTGGGGTGGTCTGATCCCAGTGGCAAAACTTTAAACGAGTATAACCCGACTTATAAGAAAGACCTTGTTGTATTTGCACAAAAATCAAAACTGACCCTTAACGGGGCTTTGTTGAGCCACGATATTTCTTTTCAACAAGACGGCTCGATGAACATCACCTTGACTTATCAAGGAATCTTAGACACTTTATTAAATTCGCCACGCGCTAATATTCTTTTTACCCCCGGCGGAGACGCTTATAAAAAGTTTCAAGGCACCTTTAGAATCTTAGACAGCGATAACGCAACCGAAAACAAACGCAAGCGCGCCGCAGAAAAGTTGAAGGAAACCCGCGAATCGTTAGCTAAAGAGGCTTATGCAGAGATTTTATCGGAGATAACACGGTTGGGGGGTTTGTATTATACGGTAGTAAATGGGGTCGATCAACTGACCCTTCCCCTAGAAAAAAGGACACACGCTCCCACCAATGCTTTCTCTGCCCCAGTAAGGGTCACGGGTGACCCACCTGTAAACGACGATGAAGCAACAAAGCGCATTATTAAATTTTTTCCCTTGGGAGAATTGATCAAATTTTTTGGAGATAATGCGTTAGCCAAGCAGAAAAAACAAGGTCAAATCCCAAAGAATCAATCCCTTCAGATTTTTGTCGGAAACATTAATTGGTCTCTTGGCGGCAAGATTTATGAACAGAATATGGGAAATCTTCCAGTGTGTCTTGAACTTTTTCAACAATGGTTTGTCAAATTTTTAACTGGGCACAAACGAGTTGAGATTCCGCTGCAAGAATTTTTATCTCAAATGTTACGAGGTTTGGTCCAATCAGTTTTTGCTAATTTTGGTAACATCCCACTCGCTACACCTCGCACTTATCGCACCAAATTTCAGTTACATCTTCAAGCTCATAAAGGAGCGGAGAAACTTCTCTTGAGCGCAAAAGGCACCTATGGTCGTCTCGGTCGCATCTCTGCCCCCGAGTTTAAATTAGGAGGGAGCCAAGCTGTTATTAAAAAATTCTCTTTTAGTCGGGTCAATATAAAGGGATACGCCGCCGCACAACTCTCGGCGAACTCTTTAGACAACACAAGCATCGCCCGACAAATGTATCGTATTAATTTAGAAGTGTTTGGAACTGCCATGTTTTCAAATGGCATGTTGATCAAAATAAATCCCGCTGGACTGTTTATGGGCGCAACCGATCAGTTGGGGTTCGGCGGTTATTATGTTATCCACCACACTGATTCCAAATGGAGTCCTCAAGGTTATTTTACGAATCTTCAAGCTATATGGAATTCACCTCTACAATCGTCAAAAGCAGAAGCAAAAATACACACTCTTCCCAGTGGATTTTTTAAAGCGAGCCTCAGACCCAACTTCGCGTCCCAGGCGAAAAAATATAACAACGAAGCCATACAGGTTCAGGGCAAATGCCAAGCTAAGGTAATTCTCGGCGCAGCCTTACAGGAAGACGGCACCGCTGGATCCACGCCAAAGTCAAAGCCCAATCAACCAAAAGATGGAACACCCGGATGAAAACATTTAAAGTAAATTCTAGTCTTAGTGACGAGACTTTTTTAGTTCCCGAGGCAAAAAACAGTGCTACCTCTATTATAAACTTTAACGATAGAAGGGCTTTTGATTCGTTTATAGACGAGACGTTGCTCGACCACACTATTGATTTAAGGAGCCAGCGTGCGCTTTACGGTAGAATAAACCCTGACGGCGATGCTATTTACCCCAACATTAACAAGGTTACGCTTGATCCTCAACTTTTAGTTTTTGGATTTGATTTTACTCATATGCTTCTGGGCACTTTTTTGATGGAGTGGCTGCAACAATCAACCCTCAATTTGGCTAACTCTGCCATCTACAAAATAGTCCAAGTGCGAAATCAGAAATTTCAAAGTGTAGATGTAGCGTTTGCGCCCCATTACGCCAACACGTTTACCCAATTTCACAATTATCTTTTCGAGAGCGGACGAGTTGTCGGGGTGGTGAATTTTGACTCTTATACCACGGCTTTCACAAATTTTTTACGAGACCACAATATATTATTTACCAGAGAAGAGTTGATTAAAACACCTCTTTTTAAATCATATAATACTCTGTTGATTTATGATATACAACAGTCTCTTAATGGCAATGATGAAAAAACCTATCTCACATACTATAAGGACGATTCGATTTATTTAATGTCAGAAACCTTATTACGACACGGCTTGGTTCTTGATCGACACTCCCCGTGGCGTATGGCATTTAATCTTAATGCCCCACAGGTTTCTAATCCGCTGGGCATCGAGAGCTTTAAAACCGTTTTTAAGTCTAAGCTTTTTGTATTGCTGAAGAACCTGACAGGGAAAGAACTCCCGTCACCCGCACTAGAATTCTTTTTTAAGCTTGCTTATCCCAAACAAAAGGATGATGGCACCTATGAAACCACGTTCGCCGTCTACAAGGAGGCTGCTGAGTTTTTAAAAAATTATCCTTTCCACGAGCAGAAGACAGGACAGTCGGGCTTGAGCGAGGAACAGAACGAAAAAAGGTTTTTTACACAAGAGGACCGTAAGCGTTTCGCTGGCGATGTTAAGGATTTATATGGAGTGTTTCTTGGAAAAACTTTGGGAAATATTTTTGTAAAACCGTTCACACACCCAGACAGCGGAGATTATGAAATTGTTCCCGGCGATATTGGTACAGCAGCAAATTCCTATTTTATCCCCGCTTATATGACCGAAGTGAAACACACCAAGGATCTTTTAATGAGCCACTATAATGATTTAGTTGATAAGGCATTTCAAAAAAGGATCGAGGCTTGTCCACAAACCGCTAAACCGATTCAAGTTGCGCCTCATCGACAAAAAGTAAAGCCCAGTGATAATATTGACTTGACACTTTTGAATTTTTTAATTAATATTAGAGAGGCAGAAACCGACAAAAAGATTCCTCTCACCCACCGACAAGCAGTTTTAAATTTATTCCAATTAGCTGAAACCACCCCGCTGGACCCCAATGGGGTAATCCCGCTGCCGGCGCTGCAACAAGCCTATGAGAAACTTCATGGGATTATCAAGCAGCTAGACTATAAAACAATCACGCCTTTTATAAATCGCGGTGAAGCGTTGTTGTGGGCAAATCATGTGGGGTGTAATGGCGCACATGAAATGCCAAATGGCAGTTGGTTGCCGTGCAAAGACCACACCACTTATATTTCCTTGACAAGCGCGTAAAACCCCTGTATACTAGGTATATGATATTTCAAACACTGGACGACAAAGAGTCCTGTGTCGCATCCTACTATGACGGCACACTCCATTTTGACGAAGTTC